CTATAAGCAACAACCGAACCAGATGCTAGATCGATGCTGGTAAATACACCTTCCAATTCGCAACTAGCATTAAGAACCACGCTGGTTAATGCATTGCCAGTATAATTCATTGCAATTAACTCTGCTATAACGGTATCCTCAAGCGCCACGATTTTGCCAAAGCGCCCAGTATGCGGATTGGTGTCGCTGATGTATTCAGCGCCGGGATAGGCGTAACCCATAATCAGCTCCTTTTAATGGCAACATTGCCTGGTCCACTTATTCTAAGGCCTATCAGGTACCGTTCCATCAATGGTGGCACCTTATCCGCACCAACAGCACCAAAGCCAACGTTAGGCGTCACATCAAGGCTGCCGATCTTGACATTCTTGTAATCCTCAAGACCACTTAAGCCAAGCGCATCGGTGTTGTTGTGCAGGAATACAGCAAGTGATACCTGAGCACGTTGGATTTGATCTGGGATTTCGGTATCGGTAAAATAGTCCGTTGTGATCCTAAAGGGAAACCCAACCGCATAAGTATTGATGTAGGTATCTGGTTTTCGTACACCAGTACGGGGCCACTGCAATGATTGGGTATCAGTAGCGCGAGCACCAAGAAAACGTTCACGATCTAACCTCTGCGTAGCTGTGTACAATGCCCGGTTACGGCTATCGGTATTGCCGCTGCCCCAGTGTTTTACATCAGCATCCTCGATCATGCCGTCAATGATCGCCTGCGCTTCTGCTAGCGTCACGTACGAGTTTGCGTTTGCGGCCCCTGGTGTGGCCACGATTACTACTGCCATTGTCCGGCTCCGTTGGTATTAGTGTAGGCTCCGCAATAGGAAGAGAGGCCACTTCCGTAGAAGCAGCCTCATGGTTACGCAGTCGCCGGAAAGCGAACAGTCCCATCAGGAGCTGGCGCCTTTCAGAGCAACGAAGTTCAGCACGATGGCTTCACTCAGCGAGCCGCCAGACACGTTGCCAACAGTGATCTTGAAAGATCCTGCAGCAAGGGTGTTGGCCTGCACGACATAAGCACCGGCAGTACCGGCGGAGCCGTGGTTCACAACGACCACATCAGTAGCCGAAACTTCGCTGTTGGTCACGGTGAAGGTGACCTCGGCGCCATCGGCCAGTGCGGCGTTGTTCATGGTGATTTGACCCGAAGCGGCGTTCAGAGTCACACCAGTGGACTTGTTGGTTGCCTGGGTAACAGTGCCGCCTTTGGCGGGACCAACCAGTTTGCCAGCAGTTGCTTCAAATACGGATGCCATAATCAGTCGCCTCAATCCATGTTGGAAGTGTTGGTGGTGCGCACGATGCCGAGGTTCTTCAGCTCGTACACCTTCGACCAGTTAGCAACCGTTTCGAGCTGAGCGCGAGTCGGGTTGGTTGTGGTTACTGCCCACTTGGCACCAACAGGGTGGTAGCAGTAGTGCAGATCGATCGACATGGCATCGCTCTTGGCGAGGATGTCACGGTCGGTTTCGGTCTGCATTGCCATCTGTTCGCCAGAGGCGACAGCACCTTGAGTGAAGAAGTAGGTGGCGTACTCAGTGGTAGAACCGCTGCCAGCAGTTTGCACGTCATCGGAAACAATTACGCGCAGACCCATGAATGTGGGAACTGCAACCGAGCCGAACGCAGGAGCGGTCGAACCTTGAGCAGCAGCCGTATCAGGGGCGCCGGTGTTGTCGTAGATGAAGTCAATGGCGCGACGCTCAACGAGGTCGTAATAGACCTTGCTGTGCACGCACATGGCAGCCAGCTTGTCGCCTTGATCGCCCAACAGTGCGCGAGCTTCAGCAACGTGGCGTGGGCTCAGAACAGTCGGGGTATCGCCGGACTCACCATCAATGGTCAGGTCGAAGAAAGCAGCGCTGCTGCTGGTGCTACCCAAGCTGCCGAACACACCGCCGAGGCAGGACAGCAAGTCCTTCTGGCGCTGGTTGGCAACATAGTCAGCGATCTTGGCGCCGATAGCGGCCATAGGATCGGAACCAGCAGCCAGAGCGGCCAGATCACGAGCCTCAAAAGCACGACCACGGTGCAGGATCACGCCGACTTGCTTGTCAGCAGTGATTTTGCCAGGCGTCAGCGAAGAGCTGTCAGACAGCACCTCAAAGTCACCAGACAGGTTGGCCTTCCAGAAAGGCACATTGATGAAGTCACCACCCTCGGTTGCATTCAGCTCCGTCATGGGTTGAACCACACCGCTAGCCAAGAAGGCATCACGGAGCGTGGTTTGCTCAATCACGTAGGGAGTAAAAATCTCCGGGATGATGACATCAGAGCGAAGTGTCGCCATGATGAGTCACAAAGAAATGGTTTACGGTGTGGGCACAGCCCGATCACCAGCACAGCCGGTTGTTGATAGCTTAGCGTGCTGCAGCAGCTTTTAACCGTTCGTACATATCCCGATCTGTACGGAACAGCCTTGATTGTTCGGTCAAGTTAAATGATTCCTGCATGAATGGGTTTTTGATGCCAATAGGAAGACTGCTGCTGGCTTGAGATCCTGGTGCGCCACTGCCTTGTGGTTTAGGTTGCTTTTGCATCCATGCCGGCAACGTCTTGGCCCATTCGCTGACCGGTGTGCGTTGGTAGCCATCGACCACCACGACCGTGCCATCTGGATCGCGTTCAATTTGATCGCTGCTCAACTTGGTTTTGAGCACCATGTCAGGATCGTGGACGATGTCAGCTAATGCCGTAACGGCTGGTGTGATCAGCTCAAGCTCTTTGACGCGGGCTTCAAGGTCGGTGATGCGCTGGTCCTTTTGCGCCGTCGCCTCACGGTACTGCTGCTCCAGAGCTTGGCGGGCTTCGGTGTACTTGCCTTGCGATTCAAGCTCGGACTGTTCAGCGCGACGCTTGAATTCGAGGAGTTCTTCAATGTTGACGCCATCTGGAATTGCTTTACCTTGTTGCTTGGCTTTTTTGTACTCGTCTATTAGCTCTGCGTTCTTGCGCCGCATTGCTTCTAGCTCAGCTTGCAACTTCAATACTTCAGCGTTTTGCTCCACAGGAGCGGTTTGATCTTCAGACATGGATAAGCCACAGGCTTAATTGCCTCACCACTTTACCTTATCGGCCCAGTAGGCAGCAGATAGCTTGCCTTTGGCGATGTTTTTGGCGTGTCTTGCCTTAAATGATGCACGCCTAGCTTTTGCTGCGGCTGACTCACCTTCACGTGGTGGACTGCCACTAACACCTTGCTGGCCAAAGCGTATCAGCTTGATGATGTCACCTTCTTTGGCCAATACCGCGTGCGACTTCTTTGAATTGCTAGGTGTTCGCTTGGGTTTGTTGTACCCAGCAAATTGCTCGCCGCGGTAGGTGATCATTTTTTCTTGGCGGTCTTGGCCGCAGCTTTGAATGCAGCAGCACTGGGTCTACCTGCTTCACCTTTGCGTGCCATACGCTCCTTGCTGCCGGCTTCAATCCGCTTGCGTTTTGCGGCGATGTTGGCGTATAGGCCAGGTTTCTTTTTCATTTCTTCTTACGCTTGCGGCTTTTACCGGCTTTTGCGTAGGCAATAGCAACCGCCTGCTTTTGCGGTTTGCCGGCTTTCATCTCCTCTTTTATGTTGGCTGCGATTGACTTCTTAAGCGGCATGATGCCATCCAGCAACTGTGATCAGTTTAGGCAGGTCCATATCGCTTGCGGAGCTGCTCTAATGTTACCTCTGCGCCATCTTCACGCACCAGCTTGGCGATGGCAGCATTGGGTCCATGCTTCTCTGCCAGCCTTCGGAAGTATGGCGCCTTGCTACCTAGTGCTTGCTGCTGACGCGTCAACACATCTGCATTGGTTTCGCCTGGCATCTTTTCGTAAAGCCATTTGCCGTATGTAGTATTGATTGGCACCTGACCATCTTTACTAGCGCGTGTGGCTGTTGTTGATGGTGGCAGGATATCTGGGTCGATGATTGGCACTGTTGTTGAGCGGCAGTTGAAATGCTGCGGCGGCATTGGACCGCGGCCATATTCAAACTCTTGGCCATCAAGTGCTGCGCACCTTGCGCTAGTCCTAGTGTCCAGCGTGGCAACGTATCGATATTTCTTGGTGATGTCCTGGTTCGCTTCATACACCTGCTGGCTGGCGGTATTAGCTACTTGGTTGATGCTGGTGCGTACTAATGCCATCACTTGGTTATCAGCTACAGCAGTAGCTTGGCCACCTGCTGCAATAAGTTGCCGCACGGTTTTAGCTTCCTCGCCAAATTGCAAGTTACCAATCAACCGCTTGGCGATGCTTGGTGTCGTCTCACCCGTCAGCAACCCTTGCCGCACCACTTGCGAAAACCGCTCTGCTTGATCAACAGCAATACCGCGAAATGCCTTAGTGACCACCTCACCATTAGGTAGCGTGATGGTGGCACCTTGAGCAGCGGTAAGGCTGAATGTTTGCGGTGCACCTTGCACTGCTGCAAATAGATCATCCGATAGCGCCACCACATTGATCTGTGTCGGGTCAGTGGTGACGACGCTTTGCGCAAATTGCGGACTGATTTCTACGGTACGCACTGCATCACGACTACCAGCCGGCAATGCACGGCGTAATTGCTCAGTAACAAATTCTGATTGCAACTCTGCTAACCCTTGCAGTTCTGGCACCATCAGCTCACTTGCATCACCTGCCCATGTTGCCAGGCTGTCCTTCAATTGCGCCAGTATTGCCCGCAGCCGTGCCGCTTTAACTGGTGCAGCTAACTCATCAATGGTGCGCAATTGGTTGGCAGCATCAATGATGATGTCGTTGTATGCATTGATCACCCGCCTAGCCACGCTGTTGCTGTAGCGGTTTAGGTCTATTGCATTGCGATATAACGACTCCGGTGTGCTCATACCAGAATGCCTAAATCTGCTGGATTATATGCTGACCGGATGCTGACATTTGCACCTTTATTTAATGCACGTTGCACAACACAAGCAAATGCGTCATACCCATTCTGGCCGTCTTCTAGCAGTACCATTTCATCTATCTCATCTGGTTTACCATCGATGTACCAACTCACACGGACAATTGCTAGGATTTCATCCGGTAAATTGCTGACGTGATAGTCAAGCTCTTGCTTTCGTGGCTTCTTCGGTTCGATCATCATTGCTAGGTTGATTAACCAACTGATCAGGCTGTCGAGCAGGTTGTAGATCCATTCCCGCATTTGCAGTTGCCTCCAGTTCTTCCTCAACATCAAAGTCATCACCAAGCACCTCACCATCAGATAACTGCTGTAGCAAGGTTTCTTGGGTGATGGTACCTGCAGTGTAAAGCTGCAACAGGCTGTTGATTTCCTGCGGGTCAAGCCTAGTACCCATAAAGTCACGGTTGACGTGGCAGCTACCGGCTGCTTCATTTTGACCAAGGTACTGCGCATGGAATTGCAGGCAGTTGTCGATCATGTCCTGCATATTCTGCGCAATCACCATCATGGTGCTATCACCTTGGCTGCGGTTAATGCGTTTAGCTTCAGCAGTTTCTGCTGTCAGCTTCTGGCCGAGCACTGCTGATAGGCCAAGTTCATTGATCTGTAATGCAAGCTGCTCCAACCGCTTAAATTGATATTCAAAGCTGGTGCCACCTGGTTCGATGTACTCAGCGCGACCTTCAGCAGGAAATGCAATCGCTTCGCCAGGACCAGCGGATACTTCCTCAGCACTTGATGGGAAGCCATAAAATGCCAGCATTGGCACTGCTGAGATGTGCAGTTGGTTGTCGAGGTCTGATTGGATCTGATAAGTCTTTAGGTTCAGTTCTGCAATGTCTTCCAGTGGTGGCCGTGACTCCATGAAGCCAACACGATTGGCATAGGCGATGCTGAATGGAATCTCGCTAAGGCTGGTGCGGCCTTCATCAATGATGCGGAAGTCGCCTTTATCATCCTTTTGGTGAATCTGATATTCACCTGGCATCAACACACGCACCTGCTCAACTAGCTTCTCGCCATAGTCACCATCAGGAATACTGGCAACTTCCTGCAGCCGGAGCATGGTGAGCTCTTGCTTACCTTCTTTTGCTTCAGTGCGCCATCCTAAAATCTGGCGTGGCGTGTAGTGCACCCAGTAAGGTCTACCGCCATCAGCAGGTGCATCCACCAGTGTGCCAACGTGACCATAACGCACCATCTTGCGTGCAGTTTCGTAGGTCCATACGTTCAGGTCATTGCCATTCAGGTCAGCGTCAAATAGCTGCTCGGTGATGGTGTCGCTGGTATCCACCAACCGCACTGGCTTGCGTGTCAACATACCAGCTAGCAACCGCTCAAGGCGTTGGTAGTACGGCGGCACCACGCTGCGTGCTAGGCGGTTGTCATAGGACTCATCCAGCTCTCTAGGTTCTTGCGGCAGGTAGCGGCGGTGTTTCCGCCGCATACCATATGTGCCTTGCATCAGATCCTCAATCAGAATCCAATGCGCCTCTTGCGCATACCATGCGGTATTTGCATCCTGCACACGGGTGACCTTACGCTCTGCCGTAGGCCGGTCGTAGAAGTTAAAACCCGTGTACATCTTTTACGTCATGCTGCAACCAGTGTAACGCTGTTGCGGCTTACCTTGATCTCAAACTCATCGCCTGGTTTAAATGCCTCGGCAATGTATGCGCTACCAACCATTAGGTTGCCATTAAATTGCACCTTAGTCTTGTAGCTAAGTTTGCGGCCTGCTTTTTTGGTAGCAGTCAAGCTGACACCTTTAGCCTGTAGCAGTGCCTCGTAGAAGGCTGTGAAGTTCAAGCGTTCGCTGCCATCCTTTTGAATGGATACATAGCCGCAGCCACGTACCAGATCGGATTTATTGCAGTCGCCAAGCTCCTTGACTTTAGCGAGCAGTTCAGCACCAGTAAGCATTTGAGTAGTGAATGGTGGGCGGCTCTAATATAGCCTTACGCCGGTCCCACGTCCAGCACCTGCATGGAGTGGGTTGAATTCACGCCAAATGACGTAACCAAGTGCATCATTCATGTGGTCGTAGCCACCTTCCTTATCGGGGTCACCTTTCTCGTTGTAGCTTTGCAGCTCTAGGCACTCGATCACCTTGCGGCAACTGGCTGCAATGGTAAGCCTGACTTGACCTTTGCCATTTTCAAGCAATGCTTGCACAGCAGCAACACGATCCCTAACGATTGGGTTGCTTTTGGGTGATTGATTGCTGAAACCATACTGCTCAAGGATCTGGATGTCGGTTTGCGCTGCATTGGTGCTGCGGTTACCGCCACTGGCATCTGGGTAGACATAGATGCGGTGATCGGGGTAGCGGCGTTTGATCTCCTGCGCTAAGGCATCAGTGTCATGGGCACCGCTGATTTCGTCAATGACTACCAAGCTGCTGCCTTGACGCATGGTGATGACAGCAGACATGTTGCCAATGTTGAAGTCAACGCCAACCCTGAGCGGTTCGTGGCTGATGTCTGGTAGGTCAATGATGACATGCTTGCTGCGATCAAAGCGGTCATACACCTGGCCGGTGGTGAGGTTGACAAATTCACCATCGAGGTATGCACGCAGCAGGCTTGGGTCATAGTTGGATTGCAGCCGCTCGATGAAGTCCGGCGGCAGATGCGGATTGTCCGCCGTGCGCATCTTGATCAGTTTGCGGTCGGTGCGCTGCTGAGCATCATCACTGCCGAAAGTGTTCCACATCCAGCGGAAACCTTCTGGAGTGGATGCTGCTGCAAATTGGCGGACATTACCGCTGCGCAAACGACCGAGGATTTTAGGAAATGCCTTATTAGCAATGGATGGCGTTACGGTGTCGATCTCATCTGCCAGCACCCATGCCAGGTTCAAGCCAATGATGCGTGACCAATTTTCAAAGCTGCGGCATAGGATCTTGGTGTCACCGCCAGGTAAGTGCAGCATGTATTCCGGCAACGGTGATGCGCGGAAGGTGTATGGGATGTTGTACGCCTCTAGGAAGTCATCGAAGTCGTTTTGCCAGATGTCGCGGATCAATGGACCAGTAGGTTCCATCACAGCACCGATATATCCTTGGTTAGCCGCGGCCAGCATCACCGCTTTAGCGCATAACGCACGGGTCTTGCCAGCGCCATAACCAGCGGAGATGCCAATGATCTGCGTGGCGGTGTCATCAACAAATGCAAGCTGACCTGGGTGTAGGTCATTGCGGATGCTGGCTAGCAGCTCCGACAGATCCACCGCATCACCACCTTGCTGGTCGAGCAGCAGCTGCGCCAGCCGTGCGGTGATTGGATCAGCTGTCCGCAATGAGCTTCTCACCAGTGCGGGCGCTGATCTGCATCAGCACTGCACGTTCCTGGTCTGGTGTTAATCCAGCAGCTTGTAATCCTTGCACTGCGGCTTGCACACCATCGCTAAATGCTTTGGTAACTGCTGCATTATCGCTGTAATGCCTGCGGTATGCAGGTGCATGTGTCAACAACCATTGCGCGTCTTTGGTGTCGCCATTATCTGCAGATTCTGCAATCTTGCTAACAAGCCGCAGACCACCTTTAGCGCGGCCTTCATGGATGGCCACAGAAAGGGCAACTTCCTGCGGCGTAGCATCAGGGCCTTTTGCGTTAGCTAGCCACTGCCGAATTGACTCATACGTTACGCCAACAGCCGGCGCGATGTGCTCAAGAGGTGCGCCGTACTCACAGAGAAAGCGCACCTTGTTGATCACATTATCATTGAGCTTGTAGTGGCGGCGTGCGGGTTTCAACTGCGAATTTGCACAGGCATAATCAGGTAAGTCTGATCTGATGCATTGGTTGGCGTTAATACTACAGGAGTAGTAGCACCATTTGCCGATAGTGTAACAGATTCCGACGAGCGAAATGCTTTTAGACCATCGAGGAGGTAATGCACGTTGAAGGCTAATGCTAGTTTGCCGGTGGTGCCGGTGTACTTGATGGCTTCGGTGCCATTGCTGGCATCCGCTTCGGCGCTAATGATCATGGTGCCCTTGTCACCGATGAGTAGTTTGACGATTTCGCCGATGAGTGCAACACGCTCTAGCGCACGAGTGAAGCGGTGACGATCAAGGGTTATGGCTGTGTCAAAGGTTGGCGGGATGAGTTTGGCCACGTCAGGGTAGGTGCCATCCAGGATGCGGCTGTAGATGGTGATGCCATCACCAGCATCGATGACCGCTTGACCAGATGCTGCTGCCACGGTGACAGTGCGATCTTGTAGCAGCTTCATGGTGCTGGCAGGTAGTACCAGGTCGATGCCATCCGGCAGTGCTACCGGCATACGCACTAACCGATGGCCGTCGGTGGCTTCCATGAAGCCGTTGGCAAGGTGAATGCCTTGTAACACCTGCTTGGATGCGTCAGTGCTGGCTGCCATGAGACAGGCACGCACACCAGCGGTGATGTCCAGGGCAGCGCTAGGAGCCTCTACAACCGGCATTGCCGGGTAATCGGCTGCATCCTGCCCAGCAAGGCCGTAGGAGCCCCCAGAGGCGCTCACAGTGCCATCTGCGACCTCCACAGCCTCCGTGTCATCCATGCGGCTTACAAGGCCAGCTAGGAGCCGATACGGGAGCGCCATGGAACCGGCAACGTTGACGGCTGCCGGAATGGTGACGGTGATGCCGAGGTCAAGGTTGAAGCCGGTGATGGTGGCAGTGGCGTTAGCAGCGGTGATCAAGCAGCAGTCAAGGATCGGATGTGAGCTGCGAACACCAACGGCTGGTGCAATGGTGCGTAAGGCGTGATCGAGATCAGCTTGTGAGGTGATGAGCTTCATGGAGTGAGGCGATGATTTTGTTGTAGTCGTCTTCAAAACTGATGACCAGATCCATGGGGATGGGGTGGCCATCGTCTTGCGCATTGTCGCGGATGGCCGCGGCATAGGCAAGCGCTTGGGTCAAGCAGTCATGAAGTCGGTTGATGACCGGCGACTGCTTGGCTGGGATGTTGATCAAGTCTGGTGATGACATAAGCGATAAGTGTTTCAACTTGCATCCTGGGCAGATCACCGCGCATGAAGGCAACGGCATCAGCCACCAACGCATGATACTCCGCCGTGCTCAGCCGCCTTAACACTCTGTCACGAATCAACGCAGCACGGGATGTGCCAGCGGTAGCGGCTTGCTGGTCCAAAGCTGCCAGGTCGGTAGCTTCAAAGCGGATTTTGATCTCTTGCATGGGGGCGGACGCAAAAATTAAGGCTATGACTGGGATTTCAGCGAAGGCGGACGCAAATTGCACTTAGGCGGACGCCAAAAGCCTTGCAAACACTAAGCGGACGCAAAATCGGCTTTCTCCTACTCCCCCCTATAGTTTACATAATGTTCACCCCGTTACATAACCCTTTTATTTGCCTATAGGCGTTTATTAACCCCTATTTGCGTCCGCCAAGGTAAAAAGGTAGATAGAGACAGGGAAATTTGCGTCCGCCTTTGCGTCCGCCAAGGATGGTAGCGGACGCAAGTTGCGTCCGCCAACAGCGTCACCATGCGTCCAACTTGAGACCAGTGATAAGCCGGTCACGACTCTTGCCGGTCCTAGCGGACGCAAGTTTTGGGAAGATCTGCCGCAATGCAGGGACCAGAAGGCGAGCAGCCTTGACGGTTCGATCAGCCGGCGGGTCCACCAACCAACGGTCGCGGTCGTCTAAGTAACCCTCTTCGCGGTACCACATCACTAGGGCATCCCAGACCCGTTTGACGGGGACTTGACTATCCTCTTCGTAGGTCAATCCAACGGCATCGCAGAACTCCCACAGGTGACAACTAGCGCGGCGGACATCTTCCATTGCCTGGCGACCGGTGGCGTAATCAATGCCATCAGCCATGCTGAGCGACATACCTTCAAGCAGCCAATTCAAGAATGCAGGGCATATTTGCTGCTGAATAAAAGACGGGTCATCCTTTAGGCGTGGGTCAGCTTGTATGTGGTTGGATTCAGTAGGTGTTGCCATAAATGTCTTGCGGAACTTAAAGACATGAAACCGCGTCTCAATGGCAACCTGATCGCCCGACAAGGATGGGTCTTTATTGAGGTTGAACACAAAAAGCGCAGATGGTACAAACTGCGATTCCTGCACACCTTTCAACTCATAAGATAACTCCTCCCCGCTGATTGCAGCCTTGAGTGATTGGAGATTATCAATATGAACAAATTGGCTGTTTTCACTGGACCAGTTAACAGATGCACCACGAAGCGGCGCAATTGGGAATTTGCGGCCTTGGTCGTACTGCCGGAAATCAGCCAGAGTGCAGGATGTGAAATTCCTGCTGCCAAGGGTATCGCGTAATGCGGTGCGGATGGTGTCCTTGCCGTTGGAGCCAGCACCGATCATGAGCACAGCGCGTGGCCTGCCGCGTGTGGCGCGGTACTTGGCTAGGTCAAGGCCGCTGCCGAGAATGCGTTGAAGCGTGTCACGGTCACCTAGCTCCACGGCTTCGAGCAACCGCCAAAGATGCTGGGCATTGGCTTCTGGGTCGTAGCTGTAGTTGGTGACGTAGGTGAAAGCTTGGTCTGGACTGTGTGACTCAAAGGTGATGTCCAGCTTCTTTCCGCTCCATGACCAAGACACCACGCCATTGGCGCAGTTGATGGCATTGGATGGGTTGACGGGTACTGGCTCCAATAGACGCCGCATCCATGCCAGGGCCTCATCAACGTATTTAGGGCGCTTCCATGGATGGCATTTATCGCCGGTCTTGCTGTCGATGACATGCAGTTGGGACAGAAGGCTGGCGATGCTGGGCGCTAGTTCCTCGTCTGTTGCAGCCTGGTAATGCGTGCCGCACCAACGATGCAAAATGCCATCAACGCAAATCCATCGGATGGCTGGATACTGGAAGACATATTGAACGGTCATGTCGAGCCATTCAGTATCCGTCTTGCTGTAAAGCTGGCAGTTAATGGTTTCAGCAGTGGCAGCATCAGAACGCTTTGGCCGTTTGCGTGTCGGCAGAGGCGGCTTCCAACCGTGATGCCGTGCCCAGTACCAAAAGGTGCCGGCGTTGATGCGGTCACCGCCTGAGCTAGCAATCTGCTCTAGACCTTGCCATTGCGGGCTGTGCTGCTGCATCAACGCAATGGCTTGCTGGGTACTGCCACAGGCTTGGATAAGCCCCCAAAAGATGTTGCGGTAGATGTGGTAGGTGCCGGTTCCTGGCTGTCGTGGTGGGATTGCCGCTAGGGCTTCGCGGATGTCGTCAATGCCGCGGTCTGCTTGCTCGGTGTAAGAGCGAGCCTTTGGTTCGTGCTGGTAATACGTCTCAGATGGCAGCACCGACTCAATGTCAGCGACGGTGTAATGGTTGCCGCTGCATGACACCATGCGGCATTGCTCGCCGAGTGAGCCATTGGGCCCAGCGTGATAGGTGCCTGGCAGCCGCATGACTCGTGCAGCATTTTTGATGCTGCGGTCAGCGTCGCAGTATTCGAGCAGACGAGCTTGAACTAACTCCCAATGAGCTGGGGTTATGGGATCTGACAGCACCCAGTAGTTGTGGATGGATTTGCCGCCAGTGTCGATTTGCATGGTCGGCTCTGGCAGCTTGAGGTCCTGCCATGCAGTGAGCTGCCATTCCTTGGGGCGATCATCCCATTCAGCAAAGAATGCACGACAGGTGGTGATCTCGGCATTGGTGTCTCCGCCGTCATTGACGACCACATAAACGCCGCGGCCTTCGGACTGCCATTCAGTGATGAGTCGCTTGCTGCTGCCGCCTTTGCGGCCTTTATCGGTAGGTTTGTCAAGGTGGTCAGCGTGGAGAAATGCACGCAGCCTGATAGCGCCTGCCGGTTTGCCGAGGAGGGCAATAAACCGACGGGCCTCGTCGAAATCAATTTCCTTCATGGGCGGTTGGCTGGCAAGATGCCATCGCGGTGAAACCGGATCGATTGGTCCAACAGCAGGCGGATAGCGGCGGAACGCGAAAGGGTATCACCACGCCAAGAATCAAGCCATTGCAACTGCTTTGGCGCAAGGCGCAGCGGTATCGGTCGGGCTAGAGGCATTAGGCGCTGCCGGCGGGCTTGACAAGTGTATACGGTTAGTCTACGGTGTCAAGGCACTGCTGCCCACACCATGAGCGTCAACGATTGCACAACACCATTTGATCGCCGATTAGTTCATGTGCCGCACAGGTGGCGAGGTCCAATAGTTGACGTTATCGACACGTTTGAAACAGTACAGATTGGGCTTAAGAGCATCGGCATTGAAGATCCTTTCGTTTTGATTGAAGCCGCAAGGCTTGTCTTTGATCGTTATGACAAAGCGACCACTGAAGAATGACCTACCAAGACTTCCTAGCTTCAAAGTCCACTGCCTGCGCACCTGCAGGATTTGATCCGCCTAGCTTTACGGCGCCGCTGTTTCCATTCCAGCGGGACATTGTGACCATGGCCTGCCGTGTTGGCAGGTTCTGCATATGGGCTGATTGCGGCATGGGTAAAACCGCCATGCAACTTGAATGGGCGCATCAGGTGCATCAACACACTGGTGGCAATGTGTTGGTGCTAGCGCCGCTTGCGGTTGCGCATCAGACGGTGCGTGAAGGCGTCAAGTTCGGCATTGCCTGCAGCTTTGCGGCGACGCAAGCTGAGGTAAAGCCTGGCATCACGATCACCAACTACGAAAAGCTCAGCCACTTTGACCCTGCCAGCTTTCAAGGAGTAGTGCTTGACGAGAGCAGCATCCTTAAGGCATACACCGGCAAGATCCGCAACCAGATCATCGAGTCATTCAGTCAGACGCCATTTCGGCTGGCTTGTTCAGCGACACCAGCACCTAATGACCACATGGAGCTTGGCAACCACGCTGAGTTTATCGGCGTGATGACCAGGACTGAGATGCTGGCAATGTTCTTCGTGCATGACGGTGGCGACACCGCCAAATGGCGCATCAAAGGGCACGCCAAAAGCAAGTTCTGGGAATGGGTATGCAGTTGGGCGGTGACCATCCGCAAACCATCAGACCTTGGCTATGAGGATGGCGACTTCATCCTGCCGGAGCTGCAGATCAGCGACTGCACGGTGGAGGCACCACGCGAGGCAGTAGCAGATGACGCCGGCCATATGGCGCTATTTGCTATGGAAGCGCGGACGCTCAACGATCAACGCCAGGTGCGCAAGGCATCGCTGCATATGCGGGTTGATGCTGCTGCAGCACTAGCCAACAGCAACGATGAGCAGTGGTTGGTGTGGTGCAATTTGAATGATGAATCTAAAGCGCTTGCTGCTGCCATTGATGGCGCCGTTGAGGTATCAGGTAGCGACAGCGATGATCATAAGCGGCAATCAGCCATTGACTTTCAAGATGGCAAGATCCGCGTATTGGTTAGTAAGCCCAGCATTTTTGGCTTTGGGCTTAACTTTCAAAGTTGCCATAAT